TTAAGGTCAATCATTCGTTTGATAGCATCGCTCGCTTCTTTTTCATCGACGACAAAGTCGATTCCATTAAAAGTATATGGAACCTCCGGTACATTGGGCTTTGCACCTTTGAGAACTGACGTGATATGCGGGATCACATCTCCGGATCGTTCGACATTGATTGCTGCGCCAGGCCCAATTTCTGCCTCTAAAACATTTTTGGCATTGTGACCAGATGCCCTGCTTATTGTGACACCGCCAATAGTGACAGCGTCGAAAACGACCGTAGGTTTAATCAATTTGTCCTTCGAAATATTCCATTCGACAAATTTTACCGTCGTCTCAACAACATCCATGGGCAGTTTGAAAGCAAAAGAATGCTTTGGATTACCACTGGTTGGAATCAAATGCATAGCAGATGCGTCACTTGCGACGAGACCATCGATCTGGAATGCGGATTTTTTTTGTCGCTGCTTTAAAATTTGTGTCAAACAATCGATGTGTATGTTCCTTTCGAGATAAGTATGAACTGGCTTGAACCCATTATCCTTTAAATAATTGTAATGTTCTGACTGATTGATGCGGGGATAAAATACTTCAAAAGCAACAAAGCTGATTGCTTCGAGGACATCTGACTTCATATTTTTTGAATTTACCAAGCCAGCGACCGTATTGCGGGGATTACTTGTGGATGCAACTGACTTCGAATCAACGAGGACATTGAAATCAATTTTGCTGATAACTAGCTCTCCTCTCACTGCAATATCGCTAGAAAGATTTTCAGGAATACCCTGTATGTGCTGCAATAAATATGATATATCTCTTCCATAGGTCCCATCTCCTCGCGTGTACATTTTCCCTTCGTGAATCAATGCAGACACGCCATCCAATTTGTCCGTTATCACATATGGGCCAGAATACTTTGATTTCCATCTGTCAAGTGCTTTGAAATTATCTGGCTTAATTTTTGACATGGATCCCATGTGAATTGGCAATTTAACAGCTTCGCGATTACCAACTGGAAATCCGATGTTGTCTGCTATGCCTCTTCTGTTAGCCTCGTCTTTTAATTGATCGTAATGAGCGTCAGAAATTGAAGATTTTCCTTTCTCATGATACAATTCGTCAAATTTACGAATCATAGCAGTCAATTCATCGTTTTTCAGATCTGAGAGCGATTTTGGGATTTTCGCCATTTTGATTTAAAACTATGTAGATTATATGTTCTTAAATGAATAATAAATTGGCACTCACGTTCTTAAAGTTCATTTTCTCTGTGTATGACATGATCTTTCGAATGATTCAAGTCCTGCAAGCGACCATATTGCGACAGTTTAATCGCAAAGTATTATACATAAAATACGTCTCCAAAACAGATGACACTAGCTATTGCTTCCCAATGCTAGGAATCAAATTTATGAAGCGACTTAAATGGGACTTCGCTAGTGAAGCCGATATTTACCATCTTGCTGATGTTTACTTTGTCGTTGACTCACAGATTCAAAGAATGATGACGAAGGCATGCACGTTAAACGCAATCAAGCGCAAAGTAAAATATGAAATCGATCATGAAATAATTCACAGATTGAAGAAAAGATCTACTGAATACCTCATGATCGAATGTGGAGGTAAAGAAATAACGTCCACGTATAATGACGTTTGCTGGTCAATCAAACATTTTTCAGCGAGCGATATAAAAAAGCTTCTGAAACTGCCTGAAAATGAATCAATCGATGTAACCGGCAGTGATTTTTGTATCGAGACAAAAGCGGATCACGAATCACTGTAAAGCACTTAAAGGCAACTGAAGCTATATGTTTATGAAACATGTATACACTGTACATTGATTGTCGAGAGGGAAAGATGTGCGATCAATTGAATGAACTCGGCATTCCATTTGAAAAAATTCAATTAGATATTGGAGACATTTTAATCCAACGTGAAAGTGAAACATTATTAATCATTGAACGAAAAACTGTAAAAGACTTATGCGCCTCTATCAAAGACGGTAGATATCACGAACAAAAACATAGATTGCTTGACAACTTTGATAGTAATTCGATCGTATATTTGATTGAAGATCATAAATCATTCGCATGTTTGTCATCTATGGAAAAAAGTGCATTAATACACACGATGTTTCGTGACAGGATACGTGTAGTCTTCTCAAAGAATCTTAAGGACTCATGCGTGATAATCGATTCGCTTATGAAGAGGATCGAAAAAAACCCACAATACTTTATTGACGGCGGTGATCAGGCCGAAAGTAATTCAAAAGCGAATTACTTCGCTCTGAATACAGCGAAAAAGAAAAAGGTCGATAAAAAAGATATACACGAATCTATGCTTTGCCAAATAACAGGAGTATCTTGCCAAACTGCTCAGGCGCTGTTAACACAATTTGGAGATATACAAGGCGTGTTGAATGCTGATGAAGATCAGTTGAAATCCACAAAAGCAAACGGGAGGAAAATTTCAAAGACTGCGATCGCAAATATTTTGAATATATGACCCCTTATCGTTTTTCAAAAAACACATTTTTAACTTTAAGAAATTGACACAAGACACTAAAAAATATACATAATGAGTGTATGCGCAGTCAATCCCACACGTGCCTTGCACTGGCGCGCCAACTGTGTACATTATTCAACGCCTGTCTGCTCGCTTGTACGCCGAACAGATGTCAGCCCGAGGTGCGCTGCGAGCTTTTGGGATATTTTGCCAGATGAATTGCAAGAATTGTGCTATCAATTGAATCACAAGAAAGCGATGAACGAAGTATTGGAAGAACTGCATGAAAAATGCGAAGGTCTAGGAGATTGGGGTTACTACTTGAATTTCAATGGAATTCGTCCAATTGACCCAAAGCAGAGCGGTAGCAGAAATATTGCGATCGACTTTGAAGATTATTATAAACATTATAAACATGATACAAATATTAAGCTTTGGCTTTCACGTTGGAATCCATACACAGATGATGATACAGATGATGATTATGATTAATTCATTCAATTGAATCCACTATTTTCCATTTAAGGCATGCGCGAGGCGACAAATAGATATCCTTTTTCATCAATCGTTTGAATAATATCTCCGGAATTCTAGTTTTTGATAGATACATTTTTCTAAGCATTCGCATGAACTTTTTAGTTGATTTCAATTCGTGCTTCAGGTCGTTGAAACTACCCCACAGCTCACATGATATTTGGTGTATTAGAATGTAAGCATTCGCTCCCATTTTACGCTCTTTGCCACCCAATAAAATAAATGTCGCAGCGCTACAACACGCTCCCTGCGCAATTGTTATTACTTTTACACGTGATTTTTCCAGCATATTTTTTATGGTCATCCCCGCGAAAATATCGCCTCCGGGGCTCATTATGTGAATACGAATTTCTGGCTTATAGCCGATCAATTCTGCACTCTTTTTCAGTAAATCTATCTCTAATCTTTTGAATTCTACACAAAACTCCAGTGCGTTTTCTCTGTTAACTTCACCCATATACATAATTTCATTTCCTATTGTTTTTACGCATTCTTCCGCATCTTCAACATCATCATCATCCTTCGAACGCATCTTGATTCAATATGATATTAAAAATCTTCATAATTCATCGCCCGAAATCATGTATGATCTCATCTCTACTTCATTCATGATTTCGCCTGTTACAGCATCGAACCACTCGATGCGCTGCTTTTTTGTTATCATACGATCAGCATCATTTGATAACTCTAATACTGCTCTGAATTTAGGATTGATCACTTCCATTTGGACTGTTGTATTTTTTGATAGTTCAATGCGTCCTCCGCTTACAGATGAACTTATCATATCAGACTTAGGAGGAATTCGAGTGAAAGGTGACAGCAGTATCATTCGACGAGATATGATGTTCATATTTAAATAAAAAAAACTATTATTTTTGGCCTAGAACAGCGTACCAAAGTGCTCAGGAAATCAGTCTTCAAATTTGAACATTTGCACCCAACCTGAACCATTAAATCTCTCAACTATAAGGTCTTCTCCATCCTCTTTGAAACGCCATCGCCCGCCGTTTTTGACCGGTACCTCATGAACATTTGAAATGTACTCAATGTCATTGTTGAAAATCGTAACATTATTGTTTGCTGGGACGGGATCGAGCGGGAAAATATCATTAGTTAGCTTACTAAGTCTCCCGTCAAATTCCGGACCTTCAGTGTATTCTAAAGACACGTTCATTGAAAACGATACACCGGGACCTTGAAACACATTACGAAAGATCTCTCCCGATGGAACCCCAATTAAGAATTGGACAACATCGCCAGCTTCGAAAGTTCCTGATGTCATTGAAGTAGTAGATAGAGTAGCATTATCAAATACCAGCAAATTTTGACTTGGAGTGGTCCCATTTAATACACTAACCCCTGAAATAAGGTCTTGCGCATCACTGGGCCACGCAGATGATGGGTGTGGGTTGAAATCTATCATCGCCATTTTACTGGGAAGGGTGTCCCATTCGCCATACGTCGTCAGAGTTCCTCCAACCACCGCGACAACTTGGAGAGGAAAGTAGTCTGCATCGCCAACATTATCCGCACCGTAACCTTCATAATAGCCAGTTATTGATGCCGTGAATTTAGATAAAGCGTTAAAATCGGAAGGGAGAGTAATTGTACTACCAGAATTACTAAAGTCTGTTTCTAAAATAGTATTTCGATCAAATGGATTTGTTGTAAATATTGCAGATCTGGAATAACCATTGACCATTGTTGCGCCGTCGGGGTTGTATACCGACCCAGATCGGATGGTGATGTACATTGGACTCATACCTGCCCCGTACGTGCTATCCCAGTAATTTACGTTATCATTGTATGGAACCGCAAATGTCTGTGTGGGAAGAGTCTTTGCAGTGACCGATCCAGCTGGAATACCCTTGAATGTCATCGCGGCGAATTTTGCATCAACAAAATCAACGGGTTGGGTTACCGTTATTCCTTGGACTGATTCAAACACTCTAGCATTAATCTGGGTAACCGTTAACTGATTCACGTCTGATAAGCTATCCTGATCATCGATCGTCACACCATTAATTTTGGAATCTCCTTTTACTGTTAATTTAGAATCAGATCCAACTATATTTGATAAACCGATACCAATGTTCTCACCCACTCGCGTGCCGTAATATAGCGTTTGCTTGTTTCCGGTTGTGTGCCAAGTATTTGCAACTGCATACTTGGGGGCCTCAGCTACCTCTTGTGCATTGCCGGTAGATGCTGAATTAGCCTTGAAAAAGGGTATGTCATCCAGTTCTGTTTCATTACCTGACAAAGTCCCAATAGTAAGTCCCAATCTTGCCATCAATCTCTTGTTATCCCCTTGTTGTTTTACAATATCCAGAGTGTCCTTCTGCTGATTATATTGCATTCCGATCCTCGTTTGATTACTGTTATCGGTCGCTTCCTGAAAGATAAGACTCCCTCCTACGTACAGATTTTTTTCTATGTTTACATTATTTGTAAATTCGGCATCACCGCCAACCTTTAGACTCTTTTTAGATTGAAATACCAAATGTTTATCCATGGTAAGCTTAGCTAAATCTTCTCCATCTGGTTCATGCACCAGTAAAGATTTCAGCTCTAGAGTATCTACAGATGCGACACGGAGATTATCCCTCTTAGAATCGAGTATACCGCGTTTGTCATCATCTGAAATGCCTAATGAATAATCGAGGTTAGAGGCTTCATCGTTTGAACCAATAAAAAACTTCACCTTCTTCGAGACACGCACTTGTAAATCCTCAGGCGACGTGCCATTGTCTGGAGTAAAAATTTTGTTAGCAACGATAGTATTAAACATATTCACAGAGTCATTGTGAAGATCCAATTGTGCATCATCATTACCGAAAGGAAAAGTAATGTCCATTCCTTTATAATAGTCGACTACGTTCTCTACATTGTTTGCTGCCATTATAGCTTGAATTAATTTTTATTCATATAAAATTCTAGCATTTCGATTTTAAACACCAATTAAAGATAAAATCGAAAAAATCTCTGCACATCACATTAAGAATAGATGAATGCCGTCCGGGCAATCAGTAGATTTATTGTAAAAGATGAAAGAGGGGTAAGAAAGCCAAATAAGGACGCTAAACCGTTTGACTCAGACGAAGACGATTTAGCTGATATTGAACAGTTGTCTGATATTACCATAGGACCACCAATCTTTAAAAATCAAACCGACAACGACTTCATTAACAAATATTCAAAGAAGCTTGACGAAATCGAATTACAAAACATCGCTATGAAAGACGAGAAAGCACGCAATGAACATGACATAGAAAGAATTGGTGCCAAGGTCGCAGCTATTAATGTCGCGCTAGAAGACAAAGAAAAAACTACTACTGATAATGGGGGCCATAATACCCATCTTTTACGACAACTGCTGAAAAGAAGTCACGACGTCCACATTGACAACCTAATTAGAAGACTGCAAATAGAAGATAAAAAACAGGACAAGAATTCAATCAGCACTGACGCTGAAGAATTTAGGTTTCAAGCATATGTATTATTTATACAGTTGAGGCGATGGTTGAAAAATCTTAACGAGGATAAATCATTACTACGACAAAATCAAAGAATGTTATCCCTTAAGTATCATGGTTTAAAAAATAAAATAGATTTCATTCAAATTTCCGTTATTGCTGTTGCGACAATGATAACTTTTGTGGATACAGCGAAGCAATATATTCCCATGCCAGACGCTGCGACAACTATTGTTCCTATAATCATGTCAACATACATAGGATTTATAATTGCTATTTCACGATTCTATAAATGGGAAGATACTAAGGAAAAATTGACGAAGCTTAATGAAAAATTAGCTATAAACATAAATCAGCTTTGGAAAAAGATCAAATTTGCCAAGCAGCACAAAAATATAGAGCCCTCTACTGATTGGAAAGAATACTTTAAAAGAGTTCACGAAAAAATGCAAGATCTTCAAAAAGATGGTTCCACCGAGGAAATGATCCAGCTAAAACAAGATATTGACATTATAATGGATTACCGCGAGACTCTTGTATACAAAAATAAATTGTCGAGTTTGAATTTACAAGATGCTGTAATCCAAAAAAAATTAATGACGGTAGACCAATTCAAGGAGAGAATAATGGAAGACAAAAACGGAAAAATTCACAAATACATAGTCAATTGGCATTTTCCGTTTAATATATTTAGAGACGCTTGCTTCTGGGCTAGATCATCCCATATATCAGGACAGCAATTCTTTAAAGATAATCTATATTATCAAAATGAGGAAGAAGATTTCCGTTGACTTATATTACATTTGCTTTTGCTGAGGAGCAAGAACAAGCTTGATTTTGCCAAGGGAACCAACCGAATATTGAATAATCAAAGGATAATCATTCTTCAAGTAAATCTCGATGACGTTGCTAAGATTCGTGCACTTCGTAAACTGCAGCAAGTACTTAGAATCAAATTCACCTTGATATATGACTCCTTCCTTCTTTTGTTCTATTTTCAGGTTTTCAGAGTCATTTAAGATGATCTCATGTTCGCAGAAATCACCACGGCAGGACAAAATTAGCTTGTTATCCGTATTAGTAATTTCCACCGTGTCAGAAAGGTTGGAAATATCTCGACAAACCTTCTGGAAATCCGTAGACGGGAGCGTGATTACCGAATTGAACTCAACAGGTGGAATTTCCATGTTAGTGTTGTCAAGATCGAGAAGGTTTAATCGTGATACTTTAATTGTGTTCTTATCAGTATTTTCGACACGAATTTGTAATTCATTCTTATTTGTATTAAGCATTGAGAACGCAATCGTATCATTGTTGTTTACCGTCTTGATAAGCTTATTAAGGTTCAACATGTTCACACCTATCATCTGTTCCCCGTCACATTCATAATGCTCAAACTTAGATGCTTCTAATTTCATGTGAATCAGGATGACATGTGAACTATCCATAGTACATATTCTCATTCCGCTACTATTAATGATTATAACTGTATCCGTGAGAATCTCTTTCAAAGCTTCAATAAGAATCTTGAAAGTCGTTCCTTGGACAGTCTTGATGTTGAGTGCATAGTCTGGTTGTTCTTGCACTTGCATTATGTATGTTTGATTTACTAATAAAGCCTAACCTTTAAATCAAATTTTTAAACTGGATGGAATTTACTCGATTTTTTTTCGATATCATTTACCACCCATTCCGTACATTTCGCACATTTATTTGTAACGATCAAAACCCAATACACTTCAAAAATATAACAAGTAATATCATGATGATGTCTATCAATCGAGTGTAATAAATAAAATCAGCATCCATTCCATTCGAGCATTTACATTGCTTACGCTTTAACTCAGAGACATATGAAAATACAACCCCTAAGTACAGAATTGAATATATCGATAAGAACCACACATAACTTGCCGGATATGTATTTCTGTTTCCAATATGGATCAGGGAAACAAACACTGTGAAAAAGTTGAATGCTGTCATGCCAAGAACCGCTCCACGCTTCCACGAATCAGAACACTCGCAATTATCTTTCAATAATCGGTTAGCGAAATTGTATGTAATTGCATGTTCAACCACGACCAGTAACAAGTATACGTACACTAAAAGCATCTTGAATTAAACTAAGAATTTTTTTATTCTCAATTTGATTTATGTCAGATTTCTCCAAAAAAATATATACAGTTTTGGTAACCATAAAATGAAAAAAGATGAGTGTTTTGCTCAATTGAATTTGAAAACAGACGCGTCATCTGATGAAGTTAAAAAAGCTTATCGAAAACTCGCCATGATTCACCATCCAGATAAAGGAGGCCAAGAGAAGACATTTAAGCTCATATCCGAAGCATATGAACGTATTCAGAAGAACGATTTCGCACCAAGCCATCAGTTCAATAGACATCATCCATTTGACGAAATGTTTTCCCAAAATGTTACAAATTCTAACTCTCGCGTGACCAAACCAGGAATCAGAAAACCTACGAAAAATCAAACAATCTTAAAAAGCTTTGATTTGACTTTGGAAGAAGCATACAATGGAGAAAGTAAAAAATTATCGCTTAAACATGCGATACCGTGCGCTCGTTGTTCTACTCCGTGCGATAAGTGTAATTCATCGGGATTCATAACAATCGAAGAACATAAATCTATGGGATTTGCCAACTTTGTTTCAACGTCCACTACAACTTGTCCAAAATGTAGAGGCAATAGACGAGTATATCAATCAGGCGAGTGTACAGTTTGTAGCAATAAACGGACAGTGGACGTGGAAAAAATACAAACCATTAAATTTCCTCAAGCAGTGTCACAAGGACGATACAAAATTTTTAAAAATGTTATTGAAGGTTTTGATCTCGATGTTTTCGTTAATTACAAACTTCCAGAAGACGTATCAATTACTGCTAAAGGAGACATTCTTGTGTCGAGAAAAATGAAATTCACTGAATCTATATTCGGATATGAGTCGACTTTCAAACATCCTTCTGGTGAAATAATCCAAATAAACACGCGGACCTTAAACATCGTCATGAACGACAGTAAACAAGCAATCGTCGAAGGAAAAGGATTTAAAAGGGGAAGACAACTTATATTTCAATTCAAAATTGAAGAGCCAAAACTAAAGCCCTTGGAAACAATTGACGCTGCACAACTTAATGAATGCGAAACTCTACTTAAAAGTATGCTTATTGATCAAGCTGACAACTGAAACGGAAATTTTCGAGTATATCTCGAATTTCTTCTTGATATTGCGTCCTTCCATTCTGGACTGAACGACTCCTTCACAATCGCACGTAAACTTGATGTTTTCCCATTATTTTGAATCCATGATATAAATTTATTGCTATGTAACAATGCCGATGATAGCAAGATGTATGCAAATGGGTGCGAATCCTCGTCATAGTCTTGCAATCCCTTAAACTCTTCTATCGTTTCACAATTGTTCAAATTTAAAAATATTTTCACATTAGACAACGAACGATCTCTCTGTTTATCGATGGAAGTGAACCCACCCATGCAATATAAATATTGAGCATACGCTTCCGTGAATGCTTCATTGAACATAATGTTCACGTGCGACACGGATGGAAATTCCCGCTTTATATCCGCTTCAATCGGCATCACGGCATGAGCTACATCAAGTAAATCACGTTTTAAAAAATGGATCACTTCATGTATTAATACCTTCGGCAAATCCTCGATTCTGTATATGATGATGTCAACTTCATCGATACTGTTTTGAATGCACACCGCCGAATTAATCTCATGGGCACCAATTACAGGCTTGTCATAATCGTTTCTCTTTACTACAAACTTTTTTTTATGACTGAGTATTAAAACAATTTTAATTGATAAACTCCTTAACTCTTTAAACTCTCTTCGCAAAAATTGCAAAACCTTTTTGACTCGCCTTATCGCAAGTGTTTCATCTTCAGCCTCCCTATAGAACACATTGATTTCAGTCTCTTTAAACATATTTGTTCTTTTATAAAGCGTTCTGCTACTTTTGATAAAAGATAGCACCCAACTCGGAATGTATTTGCTTCTCAGTACATCCAATTTCATTGATTTCTTATGATATTCTATTGATTTCTTATGATATTTTATTTTATTTTATTCATGTAATGACAACAAGAGAGACAAAGGAAGATCTTCTCAACAACATCAAAAACACCAGGTTTCTGAAAGATGAAACCAAAGCTGAATATGTCAATCGCATTGAAAAGTTCTGTAATTATTTGAAAAAGGATCTGATTTATTGTCTAAAACATCCAAATTGGTTCGTAAAAAACGTTCTCAGATATACAGAAGATAATAACTTCGGAATGCACACTGCCGACAAAATTTGCAATGTGTTCATGGCTGTATTCAACTACAACCATGAATTTAAAGAACGTAACAAAGACTTATTCGACAAATGGATTAAAGAGACGAAACAAATTAAAGATTTAATAGATGAAAAATATGAAAAGAATGAGCCCACCACAAGACAAGCAGAAGCTTATGTGAGTTTTGATGAGTTGATTAATACAAGGAACAAAATGAAAAAAGGTACTCAGGAAAGATTACTCCTTTTCATGTACACAGAAATACCACCAGTGAGGAACGATTACCATAACATGCGAATTTACAAATCAAAGCCAAAGTACAACACTGGAAATTATATTGTAATCGATGAACACAAAGCTAACATCACATTGAACGATTTCAAGACAGATAGATCTTATGAAAAAATTCAAATTGAAGTGCCACAGTCCTTAAGAAAAGAAATACTCCAGTCGCTTGAATTAATGCCAAGAGACCACTTATTCGTGTCGACTCGAACGAACAAACCTTACACATCGGACAACTCATTTGTGCAATGGGCTAATAGAACACTTAAAAGACTCTTCAACAACAATATCAGCTTGACTACCCTTAGACACGTTTACATATCTAGACGAGATTTAGAACTGGAGACAAAATCAGGTACACAGCGTAAAAATATCGCCAAAATAATGGGGCACAGCCTTGAGCAACAACAGAAATACTTGTGGCATACTTGGCTGAGATGATTCTCCTTTATTTTTTTCTCATAATGAACAAGGGATGACAATGCAGCACAACAAAACTTGCACATTTGACAGGGGCCGAGGGGGGCAGTTTAAAATAACCGATGATCGTGATGTCTCGGACACAGGTCCAAGGCTTCCTCCCGGTCAGATATTTGTCCTAGATCTCGATGACGTAATATCCGCAGAAGAGTGCGACTTCATAGTAAAGGCCATAAATACATACAAGGTAATCAATGTTGAAAAGTGGGGAAAAAGCACGAACGTACAATGTAACGGTGTTGGTTTACGGGCAATCGAAAGAGAAGATGTTTCCATTTCAAATACGATTACTGACATCCTCCAAAAGGCATTTGATAAATTAAGGAAAGTAATGGATGGCTTCGTAGATATCACAGGGGTGCAGTCCCTGCAACTTCGAGAAATACACGGTGCTACAAGACCACACTACGACGCTCACTTACACAAGGCAGATGACAGGGTGTTAAGCGTTATAATCGCATTGAATGATGATTACAATGGTGGTATTATCAACTTTCCAGAACAATCATTCTCACACAAGCTACGAAAACTTCAGATGATAGCCTTTCCTCCTTTTTGGACACATCCACACTACGTGACCAAACCTCTTGATGGAACAGTTAGATACACAGTGAACACATGGCTAACCCTTACACCATCAAATGATGATGATCAACTAGAAAAGCACAAGACGTATATGTGACATGAGTTTTTTTATTCTTGCTTCAAACAAAGGGAGATTACGGATGAAATATATACACCAGATTTGGTTCGATTTCAATGGAGGCAAATCTAAAGATTCGACAACGGAGCGTTGTATGTTGAGGGACGCCATTATGACGCATAATCCCGATTTTAAGTATAAGATGTGGTCCTTAGACGACGCTCTTGAACTAACACGGTCGGAATTTCCAGAATATTATGCGTTTCTGAATTGTGATACAAACAGAAATATCGTGAAATGCGACTTTTTCAGGTATGTCCTCATGTATTTGTATGGAGGCATATATATGGATATTGATTTCCTTGTCTTGCGTCCACTCGGCGACTTCATATCTGAGTGCGATGGAAATGACATTGTTCTAACGAGAGAATCTCATAATTCCATAGAGAAGAACGGTACTTTACACAATGGTTTTCTGTTCTCTTCAAAACCTGGAATACTGTTTTGGAAAGATCTGTGTGACTCGATTACAGAACGGTGCAAGGGGGTGGACATGTTAAATATCAATGAGCAGGATGTCTATGGGTTCACAGGTACGAAGTATATATGTACTAAATGGTTACAGCATAGAGACTCGTTCAAAATACACGTCATGCCGTTCCACAAAGTTTGTAATCACTGGTTCGCATCGAAAACGAATAAAAAATTTTTTTCCACAAATCATACGGATAATGAACTGATCATCAGAGACTCAACATTGAGCTGGAGTTTTCTGAAATTAGATGAGGCGTTGGTATACTCAGAAGAACTCGTGAAATCCGGTTGTCATGCCATATGTGTTGTCATGAGACATGGTAGCTATTGGAAATGAAAATAAAGCATTTAAAGCTAGTTTCAAAATGTACCATCAATGGAATCCGAACTTTTCTTGAACGATATTTGGAGTGTATTCTTTCATAACCCAATTAGCAACAATTGGGATAGAGACGGGTACGTCAAAATAGCTGATATAAGTTCCATAGAGGATTTCTGGAAAGTTTACAATGAGCTGAACCAACATATTCATAATGGAATGTTCTTCTTTATGCGAGAGCACATTTTTCCAACATGGGACGATCCATTGAACAAGGACGGGTCGTTTCTATCGTTCAAAGTCCTAAAAGATAAGATAGAAGAATTCTCGGTCACAATACTGATGAGAATATTAGGAGAGACAATACTCATCGACGAAGAACGAATAAAGTGGGATTATGTGAATGGCGTGTCATTCAGTCCCAAAAAAAATTTCTGTATCGTTAAAATTTGGTTTAAGAATAAATCTCTGAAAGACAAAAATCTCTTCAATTTGCCGAATAGCTACCAGGGGGAAATTGTATTCAAAGACAACAGTATGTGACACGGTGATAAAAAACACAATGTTAGACGCAGGTTTTCTCCGCGTTTGCATCGAATAAAAAATATGTATGTTTAAATTGGTGAATAATTATTTGTTGCGGACGTGACCGAGTGGTTAAGGTGTTCGCCTGCTAAGTGAATGGGCATTGCCCGCGCGTGTTCAAATCACGTCGTCCGCGATATTCACCATCGTTTTTTTAATTTTCATCAAAGTTTGATCGATGAAGGTTTATGGTTTCAGATATATCTGCATGAATATAAAAATGTATATTATTAGAACATGTTTTTTAACGCACACGATATCGATCAACTGTACAATACCATTGTTGGATTAATTAATGACAGTGTTTCACAAGCAAACCATGGCAACCTCAATAAAGTGTGCATGAACGACAAGATAATCGCGAAATGTCTTAAAAAAATAATTAGAAGTTACAGGCATTTAAGTATCGATGCAAGTTTACATATATTGAGGGGAAGCTTAGAGCAATTAGCTCACGTTAAGGGAGGATTAAACGAATACACTGACTTTTTTGAGAACAACATATCGGCATTAAAGTCTGAACATGTAGTAAGAAGCGAAACTGATGAATACGCCAATAAATTTGTGTCGACACAGTATGCTATTATGAGCATGTGTAAAAAAATAGTCGATAGTCGGATACGAGAAGAAACGGGCACAGCAACATTTCAGAGTTAGTTCATTGACTCGATCGAACCGGCGCAATCGAGTAAATTATCATTTTTTTACATCAAAATATCAATCGTCAGCGCAAATGTACCTATTGAACCATTGGATAGAATAACTCGCAGTTGACTCGGTAGGGTCTGCGGTAATTCGGTACCAAT